GAGTCGACCGTCGTTTGAATAGATTATCTCTCGAGCGTAGTTCTCCATACGAACGCACATCTTGTTAAGCTCTTTCTCAAGTCCTTGCTCACCGACTTCAACATACGCTTTAAGCGCCTTTTGCATCACGTTCTTGATGAGCGTGTTCCCGTATTCTATTGTCATTTTGAGCACGGGTCGTGCTGGTAAATGATGTAGTGGCGACCCGTTCTCATGTATGAACATCAGCTCAGCATTCGTTATGCCTACGCTGTATGTTGTTTTGCGTTTCGTCTTCGTGCTGAACACCCCGATTTGAATTTGATACTCGGGAATGCTCGCAAGATATTTTCGAAGACCTTCACTGATGTCACTCATTCTTTTACATACTTCTTACTCAAGAGATTTATCTTCGTATAATTTGCTATTCTCAAATTTACGCAGTTGTGTTGTAATTTGTGTTTCTGAAACACTGCTTGATTTATATTTGTATTTATAGCTTGATGTCGGAATATACGTTAAGTCAAACGTAAATGATGCAGCATTACCTTTTTTTCCGGACGGAACAACAGATACTTTTAACGAAATAGTTAATCCGTCGACTTTACCGTTTTCGATTTTGCAAACTGCAAAACCCGCGGAACGCATAAAATCACGTATATCAGATACAATTTTTTGACTTGTAATTTGCGATGAAGCGTTTACATATACAGAACCGTGTTACCATACAGACGAAGGTAACGCACCTGCGTCTTGAGATTTCACTTTCGAAATTGCGTCCTCAATCGAATTTGCACGTACTTTGTGAATATGTGTTATTCCATCTTTTTCGAACTCAATTGTAAAGAGCTTTTCTTTTACGCTATCTTTAATCGCAACCGCTTGATTATTCTTTACATAAACAGAATAACCTCTGTCAGAATGATGATAGCCATAGCCTTCTTTCTCAAGCTCTTCTTTTGTCTTTGTTACAACCATAAATCTACCTCTTGGCAGTTGAACGTACTCTTCGTCTTTTGCACCAACAGGTTTGTTCGCCTTTTCGTAGTTCTCTTCTTCAACGACAGTCCACTCTTCGTTCGAAGCGTCAATAATTCTCGCCGGACCACTTGCAACTTGATGCCAGCCATTTCGAGCAAGGTCTGCTTTAATTTTCTCAGGCGTGTCGTTGCCCATTTCAAATTTCGTGTAACCCCAAGCACCCTCTTTCATCGAGAATGTTTTGCCAATGTAGAAGTACAGATTTTTGTCGATGTCCGACTGCATCACATAAATGATTTTGTCTGTGCCGCGTGTTTTTGTTGCTTGAATATCTTTCATACCTTCGTCCTCGATTTTATATTTTCCGTCGTTACAGTCGACAATTACGAACTCCATTTTGTCATTGCGTTCAAGCGAGCCGCGATGATATCTCGCAGCTTCAATGCTCGACTCTGTCGCATCGACAAATGCATTACGTCCATATTGTTTCCAGTAACGTTTAACGACTATCGCATAGCCTTGACGAACTTGCCAAACTTTGATACCAGCATCGTCAACACTGTCAACAATGCGTGCGATACCTGCTCTACCTTGTTTACAAAGAGCAACGTGATTGCCGCGTATGTTGCGTTGACACGGTTCGCCGTCGTCGTCGATATCGCAGTCGTAACCACAACTCAACTCTTTGTATTCGCCGCTCTCAACAGCTTCGACTGCGTCTTTGTCTGTGATAACGAGCGTGCCCATCATGACAGGCTTTCCGTTGTCTTCACCCTTATGAATATCGCGCACAAAACCGACAGCAAGCTCGTTGTGATTTTCAGCATTGACGTCGTGGTCAGGGTGCTCGATACACACCGCTTTGTTCTCAAATGAAGCCATTGCCTTGTCAGAAAACACCTCGTCGTCTGTGCGGTCAACATTCACGATTTTATCGGGGTCTTCGCATGTATCGCCAAAAAGCTCGCAACGTTTATATTCTTGTTTGCCGGTTCTGCTCAAAATGGCGTCCGTGCAAATCAAATAACCCTCAGGCGTTTTGAACTTGTGAGGGCCAAGTTTTTCTGCTACAAGAAAGCGCATTATCTATCTCTCCTTCATAAATATTATATCATCAAAAGTGCCCAAAGTATAATCAGAGCGACAAACTTGTGTTGCCGAATTTCGTCGTAAATTGAACGTCACAATGATAGTTGTGCTTGTCAAGATTGCTCGTAAAACTCGTAATCTCCAACACATCTTGATGCTCTTGTATCGTCTTCATTACGAAGTTGTCAATTGTGACTTTTGCTGTGTCTTCATCGACAAGCGGCATACCGTACTGATAGTTGTACCAGAGCTCGTGTTGTATGACGCTCAAGCGTTGAATGAGACAGTCTCTGACCATTGTGTTTTCGCTTGAAAAATTGTCGTGTTTGTCGTTCGGATTGACGAACTTTGCTGTGCCGTCAGTGTTCGTTCCATACGACCCAAACCACACAATCGCACGTCGTCTTGTTGTGCCCGAACGTTCATCCATAACTCGTCTGACTCTCATACCGCGAACACACCTCCTACATCATTTTCGTCTGCCCAGAATGAATTTCCGCCTTGACCGTTTCCGTCAGCCCAGACCAAAATGTTGAGCATTTCGGTGATTGTGTATGTATATCGAATGCCGAGATGTTCGACAGTCAAATAGCCGCCTCTGAAGAGCTTGTCGATGTTGGGCGTTACATCTTCACTCTTGTTCAAGTAAGCGTCAACACTTGCATCGTACGTGTCATTGTAGACAGGCAAAATCTGAAGACCTGCGTCTGTATAGTATTGCATGACTTGCTCATACGTGCCGTTGCAGTAGTTTCGAATGATTTGTGCCTTAATGAGCGTTAAGAACTCTTTATCTGTCAACAACACAGTCGCAGCTGTTTTTGTCGTCGAAGTCGCAGTCTCGTAATACTCGAATGAAAACGTTCTGCGTAAGCCGAAGAGATTGCCAATCATGTCAAGCAAATCACAATTGTCGTCGTCGTAATCTTTGAGCTGCGAAATTGTGTTGAGAAAGTCGTTGTCGTAGATGTTGAGCAAATGCAAAAGCAGGTCACTTGTCGGTGACACGCCTTTGAACTCATTTAGTGCGATGCCTTGTTCGTCATCGCCTTCGCCCATCAAGAGCTCATACCACAAACGAAAATGCTCGATAAAGCAATCGTCGTTACGCAAATAGAGCGGAAGCTTTCGTTCGTAGTATCTGAACTCTCGTATTGTCAACGGTATAAGATGCTTCATGCTGCCTCCTTACTGAATTGTAAGCGTATACGTTCCATCAGTCTCCTTGTTGAATGAAAACGTCGAATACTCGTAATATGTGTCGGGATTGTCTGTACTCGCAACACTGACGTTCGATGCGCTCACACTGTATGTTCTCTGACCCTTGAACTCAGGGTCAGCCTCAAGAATTGCGATGAAAATCTGGTCGGCGTCAATGCTGTCGCCAAGCTTGATGTTATTCGCGTAATTGTAAACTTCCTGAGCAATCGTTGCGAACTCGTTTTCTGTGAAGTATTGTGTCGGTTTGATTTTCGCCGTGATTGTCGGCTTAATCGCGACCGCTTTCTTCCAATACACGAATTGATTGAGGTAGTTTATCGTAACGCCGAGCATTTGAGGAATGAACTCATATTGCTTTGCTGTTCCGTTTGTTGCAGCAGCGGTCGAAGCAGTTGTTTTGATGCCCGGCGTCAATTTCGTGTAAATCAAATCGCCGATTGTTGCATCAGCAATGTTCAGACCTTTTTGCTGACGAACGATGATGTACATGTTATGCGGAGCAATGACTGTGCCGTCTTTCGCAGTAGCATTCACCAAAGTGTTGTTGTTGTAAATGCTCACATCGTCGATGCCTGTAACTTCCAATAATGCGCCCACAAGACTTTCAAGTACGCTCACTCCGTTTGCTCCCGAAGATTGTGCACGTCTTTGTCTCAGCTCTGTATCACTCTCTTCATTGCTTCCACGAACTGCGTTTTCAGTTTGCTCGACCTTCAAGTTCATGAAGTCCATCGAGATCCTCGTCATGGTCGTGCTCGGCGGCATGGGCTCGATGCTCGGCTCGATCCTCTCGGCCACAGTCCTGACCATCCTGCCGGAGCTGCTGCGTTCGTTCTCTGACTACCGCATGGTCGTCTACTCGCTGGCGCTGGTCGTGATGATGATCTTCCGTCCGAAGGGTCTGCTTGGCAGCTACGACTTCTCGCTGTCCCGCAGCCTGGAGAAGTTCCTGAACCGTTTGACCGGACGCACCACAAAAACGCAGAAGGAGGCG